TAAGGCAGAAATAACGATTACTGATTTCAAAACCGCCGGTGTGCAGCCGGTTTAACGTGTGGAGTGATTATGTCGAACAGTTTGCTGTCAGGAAAAGTGGTAACGATGTCGAGCCGTGAGATTGCTGGGCTGGTGAAGAGTAAGCACAGCGACGTGAAGCGCTCGGCTGACCGGCTTGCGGCTGGTGGAATTTTAAGCGCGCCGTTGGCGCACACCCCCTATATCCATGAGCAGAACGGTCAGGAATATGAGGAATACTGGTTCAATAAGCGCGATTCTCTGGTGCTGGTCGCACAATTATCTCCTGAGTTCACTGCCGCTGTTATCGACCGGTGGCAGAAATTAGAAGAAGGCAGTCTGGTTCCGCAGTCATTGCCGGAAGCGTTGCGACTGGCTGCTGATCTGGCCGAAGAAAAGCAGGCGTTGGAATCACAGCTGGCGCTGGCGGCCCCGAAAGTGGAATTCGTTGATCAGTACGTCATTGCAAAAGGGTCTATGGGATTCCGGTCAGTCTGCAAGCTGTTGAAGGCGAAAGAACCTGAATTCCGGTTATTCCTCATCGATGAAAAAATAATTTACCGGCAAGACGGGCAGTTCACGCCATATAGCACGCACACCGCCGCTGGCAGGTTTGAAATGAAGACAGGTACCAATCCGAATAATCAGCATGCATTCCGCCAGGCACGGTTTACCCCGAAAGGCATTCAGTGGGTTGCTGGGCTATGGGCTGATCATCTTCGTAAGAAACAGGAGAACGCGGCGTGAGAGCATTACTTAAACCATACCCACAGAGGGATTTGGGGATCGTGCTGTTGCGCCCGCCGGCCGACATGCTGCAGCACTTCAGCGGGAAACGCCTGCTGATCACAGACGAGCCAGCGGACTTGCGCGGCGTGGCGGACGGTCTGGTACCGGTAGAGGCTCAGCCGTTATCCCGGGATCCGCGTCTCTCTGCCTTCCTTTCGTCAGAGCGCGTGATTGGTCTGGCCGGTGGCTGGGATGCGCTGGCGCAGTGGGTTAAGCGTAACCGCGGCTGCCAATGTACGGACTTCGGCGGGCAGTATCATCACCATGAGCTGGTGCAGGTGCGCCGGGCGCGCGGTACGGTCTCCCTGTGCTGGGCGCATGACAACGAATTTCACGGCAAAGAATCGCCGAAACTGGACGCTACCGCGCAGGCGAACGCCGCCGAGTTCGTGACAGAAGCAATCCGGTACCGGTATGGCCTGCCTGATGGTCGTCACCTGACTTTACCGGAATTGTGCTGGTGGGCTGTTTCGAAAGGGCTGGTTCACCTGCTGCCGGAAGATGTGGTCTGCGCGGCACTGGGAATGAAATACAACCCGCCCGGTGGCCAGCGTAAAGAGGCTGACGTCAACCCGTGGGAGAAGCAACCCCGCGAAGAACTGGCGAACAATGTCAAACCGGTGCTGGCGCTGGCCGTTGATCCGGAAACCCCTGAATCCTTCATGCTTCGCCCGAAGCGGCGCAGGTACGAAAACACGAAATACACTCAATGGGTAAAGCGCCAGCCATGCTGCGGCTGTGGCAACGGGTCTGATGATCCTCACCATATAACCGGCAATGGCTTTGGCGGTATGGCAACAAAGGCGCATGACCTGTTCGTGATCCCGCTGTGCAGACGGTGTCACGACTCACTTCATGAGAATACCCAGGCTTGGGAAGAAGAACATGGTGATCAGATGTACCTGGTCATGAAGACATTAGACCGCGCGCTGGCGATGGGTGTTATCGCTACCGGCAAACAAAAATAAGTGTGGAGATAATAATGCGTGATATTCAATTAGTTTTAGAACGCTGGGGTGGATGGGCAGTTCGTGATAATTCTTACATTGATTACCCTTCGATCGCTTCAGGATTCAAAGGGTTGTTGATTCTCGGTAACACCATTCGTCCTTCATGTACAGATGACGATGGGCTAATAATCGACAGTTGCATAGCGAAATTGAAGGAAAAAAGGCCACACGAATATGAGTTGTTAGTTGACTATTATTTGTTTGGTATATCAAAACGAAAAATTGCAAAGAAGCGTAAGAAAGATGAAAAAATAATTCGAATTGAAATAAAGATGGCGGAAGGATTCATAGAAGGATGTTTGGCTATGTTGCAGGTTGATCTGGATATGGATTAAAATATATTATATAGCCGCTATGATGCGGCTATATATGTTATTTTTGTAATAATTTAAATGCATCTTCAAACTTAGAGTTAAAGAATTCGTGAGTTAACAGTCCATACGTCACTTTACTGATAAATGAATATATTAATGGTTTTTTACTAGTTTTATCAAATAGTTTATTAATCTCTCCATACTTAGTAAGCACTTTTTTTTCCAGTGAGTGACCATTCTCCCCCTTTAATGGTACGTAATATTCTCTATCACCATGCAATTCAATTCCATTGAAGTAAATAATCTTATGGTCGTGCTTATTATCTCTTCCTAAAATATCTAAGGTTACTTTATCTACGATTCTTTGTAGATTATCATTTTCTGTAAGATGTTCTTTCCAGTGCTTGTCGTTTTCATTCAATGAGAAATAATCAGGTTTATATCTTAATGTAGAACAAAGGTATGCATAAATGCTGATGGGATCATATATTAAATTTTCAATGGAATATGCATAATCTTCTGCCATAATAATAATTTCCTTACAGACATTTCTTTTAGTATTATCCCAGTCTATGAGGCCTCGAATGTTCTTGTTACCAGCTTCAGTTAAATGCTCAACCATCCCAATTACCTTTTGACAGTCACCATCCCCGTTGATTTTATCAATAAGCCTATTTACATTATCCCCCTCAGAGTAAACACTGATAATATGTTTTTTCAACTCACTATCAGCGATATTCGGACCAGCGCTTATAAAATTTAATATTATATTTCTATCAAGTGTTTTGGATTTGTTTTTTACTCTGGAATATATGAACTCATAAACACTGCTGTCGTTAATATTTTCAACGTAGACTTGACGAGAGTTCTGGGGGTCAACAGTAATCTGAGTAACACCCTCCAAAAGTTGTGATATTGCATTGTCTTTACTGGACTTATCGATACGAGAAGTCCCATTTATAATATTGGACTCGATTGAGTAGATATTTTCATTCGGGCAAATTGCAACAGTTGTTGGAGAGTGAGAATTAAATATAAAAATCAGATCTAGCTTTTCAATTAAAAAAGTAAGGCAATTAAAAAAGTCGACAATCATCTGTGGGTGAAGATGCGCGTCTGGTTCATCTATAAGAATTATTTTCTTATCGCCAAAAACATTTGTAGGTGAAGACATATAGGTTTCAAATGTTTTGGCAGCTAACCAAAAGATAGTTTTCTCACCAGCTGATAAGTCAGTCAACTTAACTTCTTCATTTGTTGATTTCAATTTAAGTTTTGGGTTATACACAAAGTCAGCGGTATTGGCGTCAGGGGCACTAACATAAAATTTCTCACGAAATAATTCGTTAATTAGGTTATTGAATAAAATGTGAGGGCTTTCATTTCCTATAATTTCCAATAGCGTCTCATTGGATATAGGAGTAGTATCGTCGCCCTCGGCTTCATTAAACTTAAGCAGCCTATTCAGTTTTGAGGCTTTATGATAATTAATTGTTAACTGGCTAAGATTAAGCCTCACATTCCCATTTAAAGAGTTGCTGTTTATTATCTCGTTATGTGCGCAAAGGTATAATTCTAATTCTTCAACTTTGAGTCGTTTAAATTCTTTTTTGAAAAGAGTTGCACAATTATTAATTATTCGCCTAGAATCAATTTTGTAAACATCCCCCATGCGCGCATACGGATTTATATTGACATCATGTTCTGTAGAAAATTGATCGATAGTGTCGAACTCATTTATTTTTTTTATTAAATCTCGCGCAATATATACTGTACCTTCAGAATTCCCTTGATGGTTAAAGATTGAGTCAGGTGGGGATTTAATATCAATAAGTGAAATGTGATTAGGTGTAACGATTACACCATCAATTTTTGTTTCCGAGTTACCATTCTGTATGCTACTTAAAAGCCTTGTTTTACCTGACCCGTTTTTACCGATAATGATGCAAATGTTACCCTCAAAACTTATTTCATTATCCAAACGGAACCCATGAAACGGGGTTATGGTATCAATCGTAACATGCATTTTCTTCTCTTCTCAATATGAATAGTCACAGGATTCTATCAAAAAAAAATCACGCGGTCCGCAAAGTATGATGTATTGTAATAAGAGCTAGTGAATTTACACAAAACTTACCCATCAAAAAAGTCGGGTTTTGGAGGTTTTGTCATTTATTACAGGATGTGCGAACCAAGGTTAGCCGGCCATAAGTTCATCGGGAGGCACCCGGCACAGCAACATACAACAAAGAACTTTTCAGTCTGCGAATATGGAATAACCAGGAGTGGCTGGAAAGCACATTCGCATGAGCACTGAAACGATCCTCATCGATAAGTCGTTTGTAGCTTGGTAGGCCAATGCTCAGCCGAATTTTAGGAAAAGCCAATGTTCGGTTTTTCGTATTTTAAGATTTAAGACTTTTCAGATGTAAAAAACCTCACTTACAGCGCAGGCAATAAGTGAGGTTGCCCAAATAAGGCCAACATAAACACCAACATCACAGCACATGTTAATAAGTTATTTTTAATAATTAAAATATTTTTTAAGTCAAATTAAGTTGATCTTCTTTGTTCAGAAATAGAACAAGGATAATTAAATTTTGTACCAATGCTGTGTCTGACCAAGTCTTAACGTCATAAATATAGCCACAGAAGATGTGGCTAAAGATACTTAGGCTGCGCTTATGCGTGGCCTTTTTTATGCCCTCAATTCTGTTGTGAGGAAACTTCTAGCGATAAGGGGGTTATCGATTGGCAAACGCAGCCACAGCGAGAAGTGGTATCAATTAATGAAAAGCCCCGGCATATGCCAGGGCTTAATTGTTTGTGGAATGGGCGGCGTACATGATGCTGATAACATCGTGCACGCCATTCGCCCGTTAGTTGGTCACGAGCGAACCGAGGCCCATTGCTGATGTGCACACAGCAAATGGAGCCTATCAAAAAGGGCGTCTCTGATCCATGAAAACAACTGTAGATTTAAACAGTATAAATATTATTTGTGCTGACTCACTCCAATACATCAAAACCTTACCTGATGACTGCATTGATCTGATAGCAACGGATCCTCCGTATTTTCGGGTTAAATCGTGTAAGTGGGATAATCAGTGGCCAGATGAATCAGCGTACCTTGCCTGGCTGGATGAGGTATTTGCGGAGTTCTGGCGGGTATTGAAACCATCGGGCAGCCTGTATGTTTTTTGCGGTTCGCGTTTAGCTGCTGACACTGAGTTACTGATGCGTGAGAGGTTTAAAATTCTGAACCACATCATCTGGGCCAAACCTTCTGGGCCTTGGAACAGACAGCACAAAGAAGACTTGAGGTCGTACTTCCCAGCCACTGAGCGGATCCTCTTCGCTGAGCATTACCGTGGTCCGTATAGAGGGAAGTCCTCCAGCTATTCAATCGAGTGCCAGGAGCAACGCAAAAACACGCTCAAGCCTCTTGTGGAGTATTTCAGCAATGCTCGTAAAGCTTTAGGGATCACAGCGAAAGAGATTCATGAGGCAACCGGCAAGCAAATGGCTTCGCATTGGTTTAGTGAAAGCCAGTGGCAATTGCCGAGTGAAAAGGACTATTTAGCGCTTCAGACCTTATTTGAGACAGTTGCCCGGGAGAAACATGCCCGGCAAGAATTGGAGCTTCCTCACCATCAGTTGGTTAAGGAATATCATTCATTGTCTCGGCAATATGCGGATCTGGTGGATGAATTGAAGCGCCTCCGGCGTCCGTTCGCAGTAACGAGCCTTGTACCCTTTACAGACGTTTGGACTTATAAGTCGGTGCAGTATTACCCAGGCAAACACCCGTGCGAAAAGCCAGCCGAAATGATGAGAGATATCATCAGCGCCAGCAGTAGGCCGGGTGATGTAGTTGCTGATTTTTTCATGGGATCAGGTTCCACGATAAAAGAAGCAATCAAGCTGGGCCGTTTCGCGCTTGGCGTGGAACTTGAAGAGGAACGGTATAAACAGACATTGGGAGAAATATTCCCGAATGAATGATAGCTATGAAATTTCATCATCTTTTGGCTAATACATGGCAAAAAAACCTCACCTCTGCTCCGAACAGTAGGTGAGGTAGCCAATTTTCGGCCAACACCAGGGAAGCAAAAACCATACAACTTTAGTGGATAACGGTTAAATATTTTTTAAGTGAAATTAAGGGCTGCCAATTGGTGGCCCTTTCTGCATTTAGCGGCCAGTCAATCAGCTAACCATTCTACTTTCGCAAAGTGACTGAGCCGCTAATTCCTTCTTTTATCACGACTGCGCACCCAACCGGCTGACCGGAGGGGGAGACTATGAAAATGGACGAAAAATACAGTAACGCTACATATGGTGGTGCTGGAATTACGGCCTTCTTTGCAAGCTTATCCCTTCAGGATTGGGGCTTTATCGCTGGCGTGCTGATCGGGGCGCTCTTTACTGCTTTGACGTACTTCCTGAATCGTCGCGAACAGATGAAGCGCACCCGCATTCTTCAAGAAATCGCCGACAAGGTGGATGCAAAAAATCCATCAGCAACCGCCCAGGTTGTTAACGAGCTCGCGCAAAAAACCAGCGAGGTCTGAAGTGGCAAACCTTAAAACGAAACTCAGTGCGGCAATGCTGGCGCTTATTGCTGCTGGCGCAAGTGCACCTGTGCTGATGGATCAATTCCAAAAAGAGAAAGAAGGCACCAGCCTGATAGCCTATCAGGATCAGGGCGGCGTCTGGACTATCTGCGGTGGCGTTACCTCTGTGAATGGGAAGCCTGTGTTCAAGGGCATGAAATTAACCCGAGCGCAGTGCGACACCATCGATAAAGCAGAGCAGGCCAAAGCGTTGGACTGGGTTAAGAAGAATGTTCACGTTCCTTTGACCGAACCGCAGAAAGTTGGCATTGCTTCATTCTGCCCGTGGAATATCGGCCCCGCCAAATGCTTCACCTCCACGTTCTACCGAAAACTTAACGCAGGGAACCGGTTAGGTGCATGCGCTGAGATAAAGCGCTGGATATGGGACGGCGGGAAAGACTGCCGCATTCGCGCCAATAACTGTTTCGGACAGGTTCAGCGCCGTGATCAGGAAAGCGAGCTGACGTGCTGGGGGCTGGATGAATAACAATATACCGATAGTGCTGGCCTTCGTGGCTGGCACTGCTCTTTCCTGGTGGGTTGAAGGGCTACGCTGGGACGCCGACGTTTCCAGACTGAATGTAGCCCACACTGCAGAGCTGAAAAAACAAAGCGATCAGGCCGTGATTGACCTGACCAACCAGAAGAAGCGCACCGAAGCGGCCCTGATAGCATTTCAGGCGCTGGATGCGAAACACACGAAGGAAATGGCAGATGAACTGGCTAAGAATGAGAAGTTGCGCGCTGATGTTGATGCTGGTACTCGCCGGGTGCGAATCGCCGCGGCAAACCTTGCCACCTGTCAGCTCGTCGGGAACAGCACTTCCGGCAGCGGCAGCCTGGGCGATGCAGTACAAATCGACCTCACGCCAGCAGGTGGATCAGCTGTTCTCAGTCTCAGAGAGTCAACCACCAGAGATGACCAAGTGATCCAATACCTTCAGAACTATGCTGCTGAAGCTCAGAAACGTTGCAAAATAAACTGAAAGGAAAAAGCCATGACTGTACGTGCAAAATTTAGCTGTATCTCAATTCAGAAATCCCCGGATAACTCTACTGCTGTCGTTAACCTGAGTGCGGTAACGATTGGCAGCGCAGAGAACGAGAGTTGGTCGAAATACACACCTAGCGGGCAACTGCAAATGGTCATCTCTAACCCTGCTGCATTCGAACAGTTTGAGCATGGGAAAGAATATTATATCGATATCCAGCCAGCGATCTGAGTAGGCATTACAGCAGGTATTCGCTGAGTGCCTGTGATAATGCCATGCGAGTAAACGATAATGAGTATCAAAACCAATCAAAAGCTACCCCTGTCAATGTGTAAATGATAATGATTATCATTTAAAAAGGTACTCCCGGCAGGAGGCCTTGCCACGGGGCGGCGGACTCGCGGAAAACGGCTAGTTTTCGCGATCTAGGGTCATCATCATCATCTGTGCAGGTTATTGATTTTATTAATACCCAAATTGCAAAGATGTCGAATCGTCTAAAAAGTGTTCACCATCATGGACCAAGAAATCGCCTCACTCAAACTCAACATCAATCAACTCGCAGGGATCACAGGCGTGCACCGGCAGACCGTCGCGTCGCGCCTGAAGAATGTCGATCCCGCGCCCGGCAGTAACGCGAAACTTAAATTATTTTCCGTGACTGATGTGTTGACTGAATTGATGATCCCCACGGTGTCGGGTGACGTCGCTGAAATGACGCCATCCGATCGGCTGGCGCACTGGAAGGCCGAGAATGAGCGGCTGAGTTTTGAGCAGAGCATGGGGCAGCTTATCCCCGCGGAAGATGTGGCAAGGGAATTTTCGGTTATGGCGAAAGCCGTCGTTCAGGTGCTGGAAACGTTGCCGGACGTGCTCGAGCGAGATTGTGCTCTGCCGCCGTCAGCCGTGATGCGGGTACAAAATATTATTGATGATCTGCGTGACCAGATTGCGCAGAAGGTCATTGACGCAGAACCGGAGGAGGAGACGTCTGAGGAGGACTGATGGCAAAGCGGGCTTCAGCGCGTGGCATCCGGAGAGATGTACCCGAAATACTTCGCGCACCGCGGCGTATGCTGGTTGCCGATGCGGTCAGCCAATATATGCGTGTACCGATGGGGGCCGGCAACTCCGTTCCCTGGGATCCGAATCTGGCGCCGTATGTCATTGAGCCTATGAATTGTCTGGCATCGCGTGAATACGATGCCGTGATTTTCGTCGGACCGTCCCGGACGGGTAAAACCATCGGCCTGATTGATGGCTGGATAGTCTACAACGTTGTCTGCGATCCCTCCGATATGCTGCTTATTCAGATGACTGAAGAGAAAGCGCGCGAACACAGTAAAAAGCGTCTCGATCGTACTTTCCGCAGCAGCCCGGAAGTCGCCAAGCGCCTGAGCCCCCGGCGTAATGACAACAACGTCTACGACCGAACATTTCGCGCCGGTAACTACCTTAAAATCGGTTGGCCCTCTATTAACATCATGTCGTCCTCCGATTATAAGTGCGTGGCGCTGACGGACTATGACCGTTTTCCCGAGGACATCGACGGAGAAGGTGACGGCTTCACGCTGGCCTCAAAACGTACCACGACATTTATGTCATCCGGTATGACGCTGGTGGAGAGTTCACCGGGCCGTGATATCCGAGATACCAAGTGGCGGCGAAGTTCACTTCATGAAGCCCCGCCGACCACCGGCATTCTTTCATTATATAACCGCGGCGATCGCCGACGCTGGTACTGGCCGTGCCCGCACTGCGGCGAACACTTCCAACCGGCGAAAGATGTGGTGCAGGGCTATCAGAATATTGTCGATCCGGTGATTGCCAGTGAGGCAGCATTCATTGAATGCCCACATTGCCGCGGAAAAATCATGGCAGACCAGAAGCGCGCTCTTAATCAGAAAGGTGTCTGGCTGCGCGACGGTGAGCAGATTGACCGTCATGGTGTGATTACGGGTACCGCAAGACGTTCCCGCATTGCTTCCTTCTGGATGGAAGGTCCCGCAGCGGCATATCAGACCCTGTCTCAACTGGTCTATAAGCTGCTTTCTGCCCAGCAGGATTATGAGGCCAACGGCAGTGAAGAAACCCTGAAAGCGGTGATCAACACTGACTGGGGTCTGCCTTATTTTCCACAGTCGAGCGTCGAGCAGCGGAAATCCGAAACGCTTATGGCCCGCGCCACCGTGGTGACCAAGCGTACGGTGCCCGACGGCGTGCGTTTTCTGGTGGCGACCGTTGACGTGCAGGGCGGGCGCAACCGGCGCTTTGTGGTGCAGGTGATTGGCTATGGCGCGCACGGCGAGCGGTGGATTGTCGACCGGTACAACATCAAACAGTCGATGCGCACGGGTCAGAACGGCGAAAGCCTGCCGATTGACCCGGCTGGCTATCTCGAAGACTGGGATTTGCTGCGCACGGACGTGCTGGATAAGACATGGCCACTCAACAGCAATCCAGGCGTATCAATGCCCGTGCTGGCGATGGCCGTGGACTCCGGCGGTGAAGACGGCGTGACCGGGAATGCCTATGAGTTCTGGCGCCAATGCCGCCGCGATGGCGTACACAAGCGCGTTTATCTCTTCAAAGGCGACAGCGCCACGCGCAGCAAGCTGATCACTAAGTCATTGCCGGACAATACCGACCGTCCTAACCGCCGGGCGGAAGCCCGCGGCGACGTGCCACTCTACCTGCTACAGACCAATATGCTCAAAGACCGGATCAGTAATGCGCTTCAGCGCGATACGCCGGGGGCTAACTACGTTCACTTTCCTGACTGGCTGGGGGAGTGGTTCTATGACGAACTGACGTATGAAGAAAGGGGGGCTGACGGCAAATGGACGAAGCCAGGGAAAGGGGCGAATGAAGCCTTTGACCTGATGGTATACGCCCATGCGCTGGTGATTTTGCGCGGGTACGAGCGGATAAACTGGGAAAAACCGCCTGGTTGGGCGCTCCCCGTTGAACAATCCGCTCCGCCTGCACCTTCTGATTCACCCACACCGAAACCCCGCAGTAATCATCTAAAACCGAAAACAACCCGCGCCAGGAAAGAGGAGAAATCCTCTGCCTGGGCGCCATCGACATCAGGAGGCTGGGTATGAATCAGGCCGATATTGAAGACATGATCCAGCAGTATATGACCGCCGAACGCGCCGTCCTGCAGGGTAAATCCATCACCTTTAACGGACAGTCCATGACGATGGAGAATCTCAGTGAAATTCAGAAGGGACGGAACTACTGGGAGCGCCGGTTAAGAACGTTGCTGGCGGCGCAGCGCGGGCGACCTCAGTACCGGCTGGCGAGGTTCCCGCGATGAGCCTGATTGATGATGCCATTGGTCTGATTTCACCGGGCTGGAAAGCCTCCCGTCTGCGTTCACGCGTGGCAATCAATGCCTACGAGGCGGCGTTGCCGACGCGCACGCACCGGGCAAAGCGGGAAAACCGCAACGCAAACCAGCTCACGCAATTTGCTGGCCGGTCGATCAGGGAGCAGGCGCGCTGGCTGGACAATAATCACGATCTGGTGATTGGCCTGCTGGACAAACTCGAAGAGCGCATCGTCGGCGCGCGCGGAATTGTAGTTGACCCCCAGCCCATCCTGAAAACGGGGCTGGTGGCCGATGAACTCTCTAAACAGATCCGGGCAGCCTGGGCAGAGTGGTCTGTTTCCCCCGAAGTGACAGGGCAGTTTACCCGCCCTGTCCTTGAGCGGCTGATGGCAAGAACCTGGCTACGCGACGGTGAGGTTTTCGGCCAGATGGTACGGGGTTCCGCACCCGGACTCACCCCGACGGCGAACATCCCTTTCTGGGTCGAAGCGCTGGAGCCGGACTACATTCCGCTGGAGATGAACGATACCGGGAAGGGGATTTGTCAGGGGATCTATCTCAACGACTGGGGATGCCCGACAAAGTATGTCGTCTACAAAAATCTGGTGACATCAGGCGTTGCGCTGGGCAATACCAAGGAAATCGCTGCAGACGGCATGATGCACCTGAAATTCATGCGCCGTCTTCATCAGGTCCGGGGAAACAGCCTGCTGTCCGGCATCCTGATCCGCCTGAGTGCGCTGAAAGAGTATGAAGATTCTGAACTGACGGCTGCCCGTATTGCCGCTGCGCTGGGTATGTACGTGAAAAAAGGCGACGGGCAATCCTACGGCGATGCCGGTAGTAATGACAAAGACTCCCGCGAACTCAACATCGAGCCTGGGATGCTCTTTGATGAACTGGAGCCCGGCGAAGAAATCGGAATGATTAAATCGGACCGGCCGAATCCCAACCTTGAGACGTTCCGCAACGGGCAGCTCAGGGCGGTAGCCGCCGGCAGCCGCAGCAGTTTTTCCAGCATCTCCCGTAACTACAACGGCACTTACAGTTCTCAGCGTCAGGAGCTGGTGGAGTCCTTTGAAGGCTACGGCATTCTTCAGGATGCATTTATTGCGGCCGTGACCCGACCGATGTATCGCAGCTGGTTGCAGATGGCGATCACGGCGGGCGTGATCAACGTTCCGCCCGATGTGGACATGGCGACGTTGTTTAATGCGGTCTACAGCGGGCCGGTGATGCCGTGGATTGACCCGATGAAAGAGGCCAACTCCTGGCGCGTGCTGTTACGCGGCGGTGCTGCAACGGAAGGGGACTGGGTCAGGGCGCG